AAGCCCCCGTCACAACCTCAACACCAGATACTTGAAGCGTCACTGCTGACGCCGAATCACAAGATGCTTGCATAAAGTCTCCTGTGTGCATCACATGGCCAGCCGCAACAAAAACCGCCTTTGTCGAATTCGCTGGCACAGGATAGTCAGACAACAACTGATTGGACGCACTGGCAGATCCTCCAGATGGTACTAGATGGAGATCTACTGTCCTGGCTGTCGATGTCGTGTTCGATAACGTTACTTGCGTCAACACCGTTCGAAGGTTAGCACCAACAGTATAGTATGTTGTCGTCGATGCGGCGATCTGCGACCCTGCCACAAGCTTTTTCAGCGTTGAATTAGCCATTAGAAAAGCTCCACCCAGTTTAAGGACGCGCCTACAGCATTGTTGGCGTGACCTGCGGTTGTCTGACATGTAACCATTAGTGTCTCTCCTGGTGATAAACGATCGACTAGATCGGCCACCGGAGTTACGAATGATGTACTTGTACCTACTGTAACCTTATACACTAACGCAGCGTTTGTTGTTGAGAACGTTGTCGCGGCTACGTCATACTCAATAACACTGGTATTTGTTGAGTTATCCGCGTAGCTGACGTTCGTAAGCGGCGTTCCATTGACATAAAATCGAAATGTTGCTAACGCAGATGAAGATGAAAGCGATGTGGCAAATGTGAACGCCCGCACCTGAATATTTGTTCGGTTTGTTCTGCTCTGGAATACTTCCTTATTTCGAATCGTCATTACAACCTTTTCATCGGTTGTATTTCCAATGGCGTAAGACCGTGCTTGTGCAAAATGCGGTCCGAGCCCGGGATCTTCTCCCTCTACAAATAACGCCATCGAAGCTGTCTTGAGAGTGACATTCGTATTATTGGTTGTGTTCTTGCTTCGTGCGTACGCAAAGAGCGTTGGATTCGCAAACGAAGGCGCTGTATTTGCGTTTGCGTACTTTATCTTGTGGACACAATGAAATGATCCGGTATCGGGGTTTTCTACCCAGAAAGAGATTTGCCCAAACCCTAAGTATTGAATTTGAATTTGAAATACATTCCCTTTTGTCCAATCGAATGTTACACCAGTTGGTACCCCCTCACTCCAAGACGCTTGCGCGACCCAACTATCTGTCGGGGCGACTCCAGCCACAGTCTGGGCAAAGGTTCCAATTGCAGATGTCGCTCCAGAAAGCGTGTAGGATCCTGTGAGCGATGCGCTTGAATCAAGGGAGGAGAAAATGACTTTAGCCCCCACTGCCCGCGAAACCCAGCCACTTGCAGTGTAGTCATAACTTGCAATCTCAAGCACCGTCTGAGGGATACTGGCTGAGTTCGTTACAGGAACTGTATGCGCCACCCCGTTTAGTGTGATTGTGATGTTTTCTGTGTGTGAGCTTGCCGTCGTAACAGTTAGTGTTCGCACCTCCATTTCGCCGGTTTTGCGATGCAGCACGCCAAACGAAGTCCCATTGTACCCAAAGAAAAACCCATCACTGGAATTCCCGACGCCTGCTATCTGCTCGTTATTCGCTGTCGCTGTGCCAAAGATCGCTGTGAATCGATTAAGGAGCCCCGTTCCCGTGCAGTATTTGACTGTTTCTCGAGATCGCAAAATCCCAGCACTCGAAGTTGCAGCTCCCGACTGGACCGATACCATGTTAGATGCCCATGTGACAGTACCTGATCCAACCCCGTATTTCGTCACCTGCTCTGTATTGATGTTATAGGGAAACACCACCTGTACGGTAGGTGAAAGCCGCGCCGATTGCACCTCTCCAAACGCTGTTTTTTGAAGGGATCCCAACACCTCTAAGTCCTCCACACGATCAAGCAACTCAGCCAACGCCGCAAACGCCGATGGCGACATCTGAGCGAGCTGCTCCAGTACCAGTAGTCGATCATCCCAGTCTGTCGAATCTCGGTGACTAAAATGAGCGATCTGCTCCAACGCCTCTAGCCGCTCGGCAACAGCATCAATTGCATGTATCCCTGTGACACGTACAGCATCATTCAGCGCAAGCGCCTCTATCTGATCCTCAAGCGCCGCAGCTTCCGGGGTTGGTGATTGGATCTGGTTGAATACCTCCATCAAATCATCAGAATCTGCGGATGTCACCAACCGGTCAAGTAGGTCGTAGAACACTTTTGTCGGGGATCCGGTATTCGTAACAATCGGAGCCCGTACATGCGGAATTCGACGACTCACCATCTCACACCATCCTCGGCGTGATCTCTGCAAACGCATCAAGAATCACGCGCTTTACCGGATCGCTAATCAGTAGTTTCGGCGTGAACTGTCGGTAAAACCCCTGTGCTCTCCAGATCGATTGTGTTCGCCACTCGCCCTGCGCCCCTAGCGCCCTGTTTTTCTGTGCCCCGAATGTCTTTCCGAAGTCATTGCTTATGAACAGCGCAATCTGCGGGTCGGACCCTTGCCCGTTCGCGAGCCCTACCCCAGCCTCGCACATCACATGCAACCGATCAACCGAGAACGGCGCTCCCTGTGCTGTAATGTGCTTCCCAATCCGAATCGCTTGCTGCATCTCGCCGTATTCTTCGTAAGTGTCTGTAGACAGTACCCCGACGAAGTTCTCTACAAGGTCTCCAGCACACCACTGATCATAGCATCGTACTATATTGATTGCTCTCCAGTACCCATGCCCGTACGACTGCCGTTTGTGCCACAGCCCAGTGGAAAAGTCGTACACCCAAGTCACGCCCTCTGTAGGGAACGTAAGCCCATACAACTTGTGCCCTGCCTCGTCCCAAGTGGATGCTCTGGCATCGGATACTACGGAGTAATCTGCGATTGCTGCCTCAACAGCAGAAGAAGAGATCCGTTGTGGGATGTATCCTTGTGCTCGGTAAACAACGAGATCATCCCCAAGCCAAATAACCGAATTATCCTCGCTCAGAACAGACAACTTCGCAGCACACCCACGCTGGATAAACGCCCCTCCAAGTCGAGACAAAGGAAAGTCAGCCTCCCCAGTATCTTGCCAGACCTCAATAGACTTCTCTTTGATCACCCAAAGCTCTTTGTGGTCGGAGATCACTCGTACAATGTTCTCTGGGCTTGTGTACGCCACCGAAAAGTCAGCGCCATCAAATGCCGCGAGATCTACTGTAGAGCCGCCAGCGCTAATCACGGGAGATATGAAAAATACCCAGGAGTCGGCCTGAGAAAACACGAACATTCCGTCAAGATAGGCGACAGATGACGCCTGCAAAAAATCAACATCAGTGATTTGTGCGAATGTCGGCCCGCTGGTGTCGTAATAGTATGACGTAGTATCCGCGACAATCACGAGCTGCGTCCCGTTATCAGCGAACACAACAGGCTCAGTCCCTGCAACCGTGCCTAACGATGTCTCCGCTCCGTTACTGTCGATTGAGTAAAGCGTTGTCCCATACACAGCGTAAAGCGTTCCGGCCATAACATAAAGGCCGCGACAAGTGCCTGCCGATCCGACCGTCGCCCAGGAGTCAATGCCTGCGGTTCCAACAAGAACGCCCGGAGACGTTCCCCCCTCCGGCCCAGGCTCAAACATCAGGTTGATCGACTCTTCCCCATCAAGGAACTGAGATCGAGCGACATATGATGGTCCGAGTAGTGGCACGCGCATTTACAGCCTCCTCGCGCCAAACCGGATGCTTGCAGCCCCTCTCTGAAACGACATCAAGTCAATCAGCAGCCGCTCAGCTTTCTTCTCAAAGTAGATCCGCTCCTCTACCGCCAACCCGTAGTCGGTAGCTAACTCCGCAGAGAGCTCCCATTTCAGATAGTCATAGGCGTAGGAGGGGACTCTGATGCCATTTCCAGAGGCGTCGAGATCATCAAGCTGTGTCTCAACATCCAATACGATCGTTTGTGTCGCATCCTCAGGCACTGGCCATACGTACAGAACGCCGAGCCCTGTTTTCTCGTTGTAATAAACATTGCTCGGCTGGCTGGTCGTAAACTTGTCTGATGTCGAGCCATACTCTAGCCGTCCCTGAATCGTAAGTGGGGTTTCGACTGCTGTCGACTCATCCCGAAGCATCGCACCCAACACTTTGATCGGAGCCGCTCCGTCGTAATCACAGACCGCACCAACAATTACTGTGCTCGCGGTCGCGCCGCTGGTCGCAATAGATGAGATTGTTTTGAAGAAGCCTGTTGATGTTGCAGCGGTAGCGTTCGCTCCAGTAATCACCTCAACAAGCGCGGCGTCGTCAATATCCGTCCCGGTCACTGTGAACGTGATTCCAGAGTCATTGCCTGTCGACGCAATCCGCACCCGCCTCGCGTACTCGTCCGAAAATGTGCCGTTTGTAGTGGCTGCTCCGTTGAGCGTCAGATTCCCAGCGCCTACTCTGGACTGTGACAGTGCGATATCGTCGTTATCTTGATTCGCAATGATGTAGGTACGTCGATCTGCGACACAGGGGATTGAGAGATACTTCAGCCCCCAAAGCAACGTGCCTTGAAGATTGAGTCGTTTGATAATGCAGTTCAGCGCTTCTGCCGCATCACTTACTTGATACGCCTGGGGAGCGCCTCCATCCGTATCATACGCACGGCACTTCCGAAGCGCGGCGTAGATAAGTTGATCTCGTGTGTACGAGAAATCGGTTGAGTTAGAAAACGCCATAAACACCTCATAGCACTGACATATCCGGTGGTAGCGATGTGTCTACGAACGAATCCAGCCCCCAAGGACGTGCGATTGGAACAGAGCGATCCTCACGTTTTACGCGAAGGTACTTCTGAGGGTTCTCCTTGTCTGCGAACTCTGCGCGCACAAACCCACCTGACTCGGGGTCAATAACGCACTCAGACGCCAGCGATTTAAACCCGGAGTGATCGCACTGCACAAGATAATCGCCTGGGCGCACGCGAAGCCCGACGCGTCCGAACGCGCCGATCATATGTAGCCCTCGCTGATGTTCATCTGTATCTCCGCCCCGTCCGTATAGCTATTAAATACGAGCCGTACCGCAGATGCACCACGGCTTATCGGAGATGCGATGTCCGTTGTTTTTGATGCCAGTGCAGAGACGTTGAACCAAGTTGCGTTCTGCGCTGGCGATGACATCGACAGCACATCCTCAAACGCCTCTTGCACGGTGTAGTTCACCGTCCCAGTCACGTCACACGCGATTGTCGCGGCATCTGCGGATCGAGCATTCAGTGGGTACGACTTGGTCGCAACCTCATCCACAGTTCCGATTGTGATGTTGCCAACCGTCGCGCCAGAAACAGAAATGCCTGTAATCGTTCGGAAGTAGCTTGCCCCTTCTACCGTCGTTGCGTTTGGGCCTGTGATCGCTTCCGTCTGAGCAACTCCGTCCGGACACGTCCCTGTGACCGTAAACGTGATCCCAGAGTCGTTGTTGGCAGACGTAATGCTGATCTGGCGCCCAAATGCGCCGCTCTCGGTAAACACACCACCCGAAGTAAGCGCGCCATTTAGTGTGAGGGCACCAGCGCCCCCAGCACTCTGGGCTGCGCAAATGCCATCAGCATCGACGTTCGCCGGATCGAGGTCAACCTGCCTAAGCCTAGCCATGGGTCACCTCTTATGCGTCAGTCGATGCGGTCCAGTTAATCAGCATCCCCTTTTCACCCGCCAAGTTCACAACGTATACCGGGTCTTGCACCACAAACGTCGCACCAGTAACCGCTTCAGTGATGTTTGCTGCATTATCATTCAAGCGAATATTGATGTTCGGGCCAATCTGTCCCGTTGATCCTGTAATAGTGTCCACAAGAAAAATATCAGCAGCGTTGCGCGTTCTGAAGTGCTGGAAGTCGTGCACGAACAGATCAGTCGTTGCAGTGGTTCGAATATCAATCCCACCTACCGCGAAGTTCCCATCCATGTACCGGCCAGTGATTTCGATCGCATCGCCACCTACAATCGCGATACCTGCGTTCGTGCCTGCCGCAGTAGCGCCGTCGTACGCATTGACATGTACTCGTAACCGATTAGCGCCAGCGGTGGTCAACAAACAGTCCGTACATTGGCCGGTCACGTCTCGATAGTTCAGTTCGATGTACACATCAGCCGCACTAACGACCAACGGACTTACAATCGCATCAATCCCGCCAGTAACGAGTACGTTTACCATCGACGTATTCGCAGCAGAGAACGTCATCGTCGCATCAGTTGCAGTGAAGTTCAGCGTCGGTCGCAGGGACCCGCGCCCTAGCCCTACAATCGCTACACCAGCGACATCCACAGCGATTCCACCAGCTGTCGATACCGTTTCTGTATGCCCTGGCATGACACAAATAATGTCGCCTCGGCTTGCAGTGCACCGTCCAACCGCGTAGTCGATCGTCGAGAACGGCTTCTGGTACGTCCCTGGATTGGTGTTCGACCCACCAATGCCGCCTTCAGCCAGAACAGATGAGTTATTCACCCACCAGACTTTGCCTGGGTGTAGTTGCAGAATCGGCACGCCACGAATGGTCACGCCATGAAGGAATCCTTGAGGGTAGTTGCTGGACATTCTAATCTCCTATGAACCGTTTCCGGTCGTTATCGATCGCTCATAGTGAGAGCGGGCCGAAGCCCGCTTCTTACGCACCAGGAGAGCCGTATACCGAGCGTACATCAACACAATCGAACTTGTACCGCTCGTACACCGAGAATACCATGTCTTTGCTAGAGAACTCGGTCTCGTTATCGAATCGCGGCGCTTGTCGTACCTGCTCAATCAGCCCATCCTCACCAGGAAGATCGGTAAGTACAAACCAAGCGTCAGGATCCGTCAGGTAGGGGTTGACCACAACATTCAACGACCGACGGTTCAGCACATTAATGTCGTTATCTGATGTACCAGGGCGCAAGGTCGAGTTCAAGATCCGCTCTATTTCGAACTGCAATGCGTTCGGCACAACAATGGTCTTCCCACGAAGCCCGATAAGCAGCCCTCGCTCGTCCGTAGCGCCGCCGATATCGATCATGAGCTGCTCAAGAGCCGCCTCGCTCAGATCCGCCGCAGTCGCCAGTTCGTTAGAGAACGTCAGCCCGGTCTTGGTAGTGTGCGTGGTCGCGCACATCTCAACCCCATCCGCAAAGGTATACGAGCTATTGAATGCTCGATCAAGCATCAACGCACCGTTGTACTCCTTCGACAGCTGAAGCGCACGCGCTAAGTGCTTCGTGTTCTTCAAGCTGATTTGTGGGTATTGATTGTCCTCGACTGCCTCCATGGTAATTTTGTAGCCCAGCGCGTAAGTGTCGTTCGTAGTACGACGAACGAAACCTTGGCTGAAGGCATCCATGTAGACATTCTGGCCGCTCTCTTTCTTGCGAGCCAGCCCGAGCCCAACAAAGCCAGCGCGCTCCTCATACAGCTTGTCTGAGGTAACTCGCGTAAAGATCTTTGTGTACGCGGTCGGATACGACGAATAGTTGTCGTTGAAGATCCCAGCCAACCCAGGGTAAAGGAACTTGGCAATAGATGAAGTAGTTGTAACACCCATGATAAGTCTCCTTTACACGCCAGCGGTGCCGGTATGTGAACCGAACTGGTGGTTGTTGATTTTCACAATCCAACGCGCATTCGTCCCAACAGCATTATCTACAGCAGGATCAAGGCGCAGAATCTTCAAGACGTAAGTAGCATTCCCGGACGCCGCAGTGCTAGAATCCAGCTCTACACCACTTAACCCGGTTGTCGTGTTTACGGAAGCGAAGATCATGTCCGCGTTCTGACCTACATTAGCAGCCGCCAGTGCGCCTCCCACAGAGTCCTCTTGAATCGAGAACAACTGCTCCGGAGAGTCGGCCACCAAGGCGATCCTGCGAGTCGACGCACTTCGATGGGTCTGATTTTCATAGTCCTTATCAGCTAAAAATCCAACCACAACACCACAGCAAGCATCCCCTGCGGTTGCTCGGATCGCAGTAGGGTAGCCAGTTGCATCATCCATAGAGCCTGCAAGTTTCAAAGGGCATCCAACGCCCACAGCGGTACCATCGCCCGAAGCGATTACATAAGGGTTCATAGAGATGCAGTGAGCACCTCCCGTCCCATCTACGGGCACAAGCCCGTTCGGAATATCTTTGTTCGCCATAACAAAGCCTCATCAATCAGATTGAGAGTTGCGCAATGCCGATTCGAGCATTGCTTTCTCCCTTTCATCACATAGCCTTGCCTTAGCAGCTTGATCTTCTTTGTAGAGCTCCTCCGGGATCTCCATCAGAACACCCGTAACACCTTTCCCCATAGGGCGGGTTACGACACTGCCAAATTGCGAGGCTACACCCGTTTTTTCGTCGCCGATACGCGATGTATCACTGACTCCAGTCCAGCCTGCCATCTTTGCGCGCTCTATCCGCCCAGGATTCGTTGGATCATGGTTGAATATTCGTCGCACAAACCCTGGTCTTTCTGGCGCTGTCGCCGTCTGTCTAACGTGCATCGGGATTCGAGGCTGTCTGGCCACGGCTCCTGTAGCTGCTCCCGATCGTTTGCCGCTACTTCTGCCGGATTTTTGATCTTTGGTTGAAGTATCTTTCAAAGACTCTGAATTGTCAACAAGTTGATCCCACGCTTCGCTGTCGTCAAATACGTCCTGGCTCATTTTGTCACACCTCCGCGCTTCAGCGCTTCAAAGTACGCTTTCTTCGTCATCGCGCCTGTGCGCTCAAAAAAGTCAGCGATCCGCTTCACTTCATCTGGGTACCCTTCAAACGACACCTCAGCCCCACGAGGGGCAAGCCCGCCACTCTCCACTGTCGGGGCAGATCGCGCTCGTTGTCGTTGCTGCTGAGGGAATTTATCAGGAAACCGCTGCACAACCAGTTTCTTCACTCGGTCCAATATCACTGACTGGTCTGCGTCCGGGTCGAGCTGCCGCTCCATGTACTCCGACATTGAAGCGAACTGCGTCATTGCTTGGTCTTTCTGAAACCACGCTTTGTTCTCTTCAATAAAATCAATTGTAGCTTGCTCTACCTGCGGCAAGTGCTGTTCCGGAGCTACCTTTACGCGCTCGTGCTTCTCTGTTACTGCCGCGATCTTCTTGTCCAGCTCGTCAACAGCGGCTACATCCCCTTCCCGAATCGCTTCCCTCTTTTGCGCTCCGAGCTCTTCAAGTGCCTGCGCCTTTGCTTGTTCGATAATAACGGCTTGCGACTCGATCAGTCGTTTGATCGTAGCCTCTTGCGCGGTGATCTTCGATTGCAGTGTTTTAGTGATCCGATCACCAACGTCGTTAAACGCTTTGTAGTCCTTCCACTTCCCTGGCGGCCCTTTATACTCTTCGAGCGGCTTCCACCCTGCCGCCCGTGCTCGCTCTATCTCCTCCTGATCGCCTGTAATTTCACTAGGCTCAACAACCTCACTGCCCTCATCTTCTACTTCGACAGCAAGTTCCTCCGGCACAAACCCCTCAGCGGCTTTTAAAAATGCCACCTCGCTCTCAGTCGGTTGGTTACTCATCCGACACCTCCACTGCGCAGATATCCTCATCCGCGACCAAGCGCAAATTATCTGACTCAGGCACCTCTAGCCCGCCCCATTTGGCGATCAACACTCGGTCCCCGACACGAAGCGCATCATCCACAACAGCCGACTCCCCAATCGCGAGGATCGTCGCCCTGACCTGCTGTGCCTGCTCGCGTACTCGTGTCTGTTCCGCAAGTATTATATTTCCTTTCGTCCGATTCTCTACGACATCGACACGAACCAAAATTCTGTGTCTGTGTGGTCTCCAGTTCATACACCACCCCCACGACACATCTCATCCGGCATCCCAAGCACGTCCTCAAGCGCGCAGATGTAATTGAGTGTCGCAACAAACTCCACGGCGATGTCTGCCAAGGGGCGTTTGCTGATTGGTATTGCATGAAGTGTGTCCTTTTGGGCTTTCAGCGCTTTTACTCTGGCAAAAAACGCCTCAGACACTGGGTCAGTCCTCCACTTCGCTATCATCTCCCGATTTAGATCGCTTTCTGGTACTCTCATCTTTCTCTCCGTTTGCTGGCTCTACTGTTAGGGCTTGAATCAACTTCGCTCTGGCCTCCATATCTTTTATGCCGACCATAGCAGCATCAATTTCAGCCGACGCTCCTTCTGCTCTTGCTTTTTGTACTGCTAACGCAGCATCCGCTGCGAGCTTCATTACTTCATACTGCGCTTTTTCCGCCTTGATCTGTACTTCTGCCTCTTTAATTTGCAGCTGCCGCTCAAGCGCGTTTAGTTGATCTGCTTGCTGCTGAAGCGCTTCTTGAATCTGCATTTGCTGTGGGGTTGGTGCGTTCGGGTCTTGTGGCGGCAGCAACGCATCAATGTCTTCGACCCGCATCGCCTTCAGCAACCTCCGACCAAGCTCAATCCTATTAATTTCAGGGATCCTGTCTAACATCTCTACCAAAGCGCGTAGTTTCAGCAGCTCCTCCATTTGAGATGTCATTGAGGCGTCTGCAATCGGGGTTACATCGAACTGCGTGCTATCAAAGTCCTTTCTCGGATCAAACTGCGTCGTGCCATCAAAATACGTATTGTAAACAATCTCGTGCAAGTACCTCTGGTTCAACGCAAATATCAACCGAAACTCTTTCCGAAGCCCGATATACACCCGCTTATAGATCGCGTTCATCACCTTTGTGCCTTGCTCCACAGCTGCAAGCGCCTCCGCTGCTGTGGTGTTCGACCCAGAGATCTGCCCCGACATAATGTCGCTAATCGACACCATCCGGTAATAACTCTGCAACAAAAACTGTAACAACGAAAATAGGGTGCCGCTCGGCTCTCGTGTTGGAAGCGGGTAAATATTGTTTGCTAGATCCGCTCCGGAAGCGTTCGCTTGTTTCCATTCCCCTGGCTCAAATACCACGCGCCCGCTAGAATCCGCCTCGATCCTCGCTCCTTTCCCAATAAAACCGCTCTGCATGTTCGAGAGCGTTCCAGCATCCACAAGCTGGTTCAGCAGGCTATTTATCGTCTCTGATGCATGCGATAGCAAATACCCAAATCCATACGAATAGAAGCTACCATCAATGGACCGAATGAAGTGGAAGTCTGCGAAGTGATGTGTTGCATTGATCGCGAAAATCTCATCGCTCTGTTTTATGTCTTCAGACGCAAACCGAGGCGTGATCCGCAATACTTTTCGTGTCTGCTCGTGCACTGTCACGACATATGGCTCTGGGTAGCCATCATGATCTAGGTCCAGGTACCGGTGCTGCTCTAGTAATACCCGTACCTGATCGTTCTCTGGCTGCCCCCCAAGCGCTAGATCATCCAGCGCCCCTACTTCTGAAAACACTCCGAGACGCACGCGCTCTTCTATTTGACTGTCGTAAAGATCGACAATGTGCGTAACCCGCCGTGCTGATTGAAGGCTTTTCGTCATCTGGTTGCATATAACGCGGTCCGGCAAGCAGATCTCAGACACTTCCAACTGCCGTACTGGACAGTAATACACCTTCTTGAACGTTGTCCCGACCATAGACAAAATCATCAGCATTCTGTCTAGGTTTTCTTCCCAATCTTCCATTCTCTCAAGAATCTGGAAGTTCATGAACTGCCCGCACCGCTCAGCGCGCTGTGCTTTCTCCCCTGTAGGATCACTCCCATACACATTCGTCTTTGCAACAGTCCGATCGCGCACAATCTCAGGCAGCGCTCGTGACGCAAACTGAATGCACGCCTCAAGGATTAGCGAGTGCTTTATATTCGCCGCCCCGTCCCACGGGGTCGACTTCCGCGATGTCTCTTGTGACGCGAGCTCAAGCGCTCGTTGCATCATCTGAAGCCATGGCCCCTGCGACTCTAGGTCCAGCCCGAAGTCCTCAACGACCTGAGCGCCGACTGCTCTTAACTCTTCATCTGATAGTATCGCTGCAACATTACGTGCGTTATCTAAAATGTCATCAATCGACCGACTGCGCCGGTCCTCCTGGTCCATTACATCAAACACAGCGCTCACCATCCTCAGTACCCCGTAACAGAATTCCCACTTGCGCGCCGCTTCTTCGGCATATGCTCATCCGACGCCACTTGTTTGCTCACTGCATACGTCATCCCTGTGACCCAGCCATACCGCAGACTGTCCATGCAATGGTCGTTCTTTTTCACGATCTTCCCGTTCTCGTCTCGGCGATAAATTCTGTATTCCGACAACACAGCTGCTGCGGTCTCAAATATCTTAAGCCGTCCGGATGTAAGTGCGGACCACACGCGATAAATCCCATCCTCAACCGTGTTGTCCGCCTTTACGAGGTCAAGCCCGAGGTCAAAGTACGTGTCAAACAGCTGCGTCCCGTCTGCCTGTCCCCTTCCTCTTGCCGCCGGATCGATCGCGATCGGGATCCACGCTCCACGCGCCCTAACCGCTTGCGCATGAACAGCTGGCTCTTGCTGGCCTGCCTTGTAGCAGTCGTAAAGGTAGCTAACCCCAGTATCTGGGTTCCTCGCGAACCACACACACGCGGTGCTATTCCACCCGACATCCATTCCAGCTGCGAACTGATAATACTCAGGCAGCTTGAACGGCTTTACAACAATCTCACTTTCAGGCACTGGGTAGATCGCCCCCGCCCCAAGTGCCGGAATCCCTTTCGACCGTGCGTCCCTCTGATGCGGTGGGAGTGATGCGTACAGACGCGCCTTGTCCTCAGCGGATAAGTGAGGACAATCGTCCCAAGTCGCTGTGATCAGCTTCCTCGTCTGCATTATCGCCTTCGTCGTCGCCAATCTTTTCCTGTGCTTGTTGCCGCAACGACCTCAGCATCCTCTCCAGCAGTCGCAGCAAACCCTAAGTTCATAATCCACATCAACATAATCACACCTTCGATTTAAAGCCGATCATGGAGCAGTATACAGTGGTAGCTGCACTACTAGGGTCAAAGTTCCAGGCTGTCGCAGCTGTGCCAGGAAGCGGTACGGGCGGATTAAATACCGCACCTCCATTCGCAGGCACAGGAATAGTCACTTTCGCTGTCGTGCCATCTTTAATCTCGCAGTATATATTCGAACTGGATGTATTGGTCAGTATTACAGACGTTAGATAGGTCTTGATCCCAGCGGCTTGCGCTGCAATGCACTGAGTGCTACTCCCGTCAGTATTACTCGCGTTGCCGGTAACGATATCCTCTAGATTGCAGTGGGGCCGCGTAATCAATACTCCGTCGATTCCGGCATAGAGGTCGGTGCGGTCTCCATCTGCAACAAGCGTGACGCCGCTTAATGCAGTTTCCGCTTTTGCCCCAATCTTGTGAGGGTTGCCTGCGTCTGCGCTATCGTGCGCTGTCGCTCCGCCTGTCAAGGTCGTCAGCGTCTGAGATGCTGCGATCTCCACCGCCCCGATCGTAACGCCAATGTTGGATGCCAATTTCCCTATCGCATTCGTACCCGCCGGGAGTGCAGTATCAATCGTCGCGCTCGTCCACAAGCGCCCGCCTGACATCTGCAAGAATTCGTAATCTCCATCGGTTCCTGCCGTGTTTACTGGCGTCGCTCGCTGTACTGCGAGCGCTGGGAACCCAGTATGTGTATCTGCTGTTGCGGAATCCTCTGCTTTCACGGCTCCGGCAATCGTCGCAAGATTCCCGCCGCTCTCCAGCGCCAACGCGGATGTGTTAAGGTTCGTGCCTGCGTTACAGGTCACAGACCCATCCACTGTCAGTGAGCCGCCATTGTCGTCAACTGATACGACGCCCGTCGAGTCGTTGGCGAGTGTCACACGTAGTGCGCCTGCTTCTACCCCCCCGCCTGTTACAGAAAGCGCGGCGTTATCGACCGTCAGTGAGCCGCCATTGTCGTCAACTGATACGACGCCCGTCGAGTCGTTGGCGAGTGTCACACGTAGTGCGCCTGCTTCTACCCCCCCGCCTGTCGTTGACAGTGCTGCGTTGCTAACAGGCTGTGTTACAGCGCTCCCATCCACCTTCAATGCAGTCATCGCGGCGATGCCCTGCACTGTAATCACGTCCGCACTCGCCGTCCCGGCGACCCCCAGCGCAGGCTGCTTCGCGGCGGTTGCCGCTCCTGTTGGTAGCGACACTGTTCCGGAAACGTTCGTAATGTTCCACGCCCCGGACTGAGCCGCCTGCACGGCAAACGTGCCCCCGTTATCTACAGTAAGCGACCCGCCAGCATCCCCGACAGGCATAGGGTTCGTAGACGACACGGGGAATCCACCGTCGTCTAGCGCTCCAGTCGATATTTTTACGATCTGATAGTGCACACCTGAAACGTCGTCTGTTGCAAGCGTCGCACCGCCAGCACCGCTGTTTAGCGTTAAATTGTCTGCCATATTTTATCCACCTATCACAAATCCGCCGCTCGCTGCGCCGCCAGAACCATCGTCTGCTTTCGAAAACAAGGGGAAAACAGCATACATACTGTCGTTATCGTCTGTGCAACTTCCCAAATTGTTTCTTGTGGTCGCGTAAAAATTAGTTCCTAACACTCCTGCTAAATGTGCATTAGATGGCCAGTCGTAGCGGGGCATAGCCTGAGTATCCGTCCCTGTTGCCTCCACAGTTACCGCGTAAGTAGTATTCGCCGCAAGGGCTACGCCGGACGCAAAATAAAAAACCTTCGACATTTGGCTGCTTTGCGCCTCCCCCTCCACTGTTACAGTGGCCTCTTCAACGGGGGTTCCTGTATGCGAG